TGATCCATCTCCAACTTGTTCATAATCTTTTTGTTGAACTGGGGAGAGATTTTTAGTATTAACTGGGTAAGCGTTATGGTGTGGGTGATTCCAAAGTCCAACAATATTAATATAATATGCTGAAGTTGAGGTTGAGCTTTTTCCTATTTCGGTGTTAGGAAGATTTATTATATAAACAATCTCATTTATTAATGGATAGTTTTTAATATTTGGAAATAAAGGTTTAGCCGTACCAAATCCAGCTCCCGGGTTAGATATAGATGAATATTCTATTGTTCCAAGCCCATTCCATTCTCCATATTGGAGAAATTTGTCATAATCGCTGTCATCTAATACTATAGAAACAACTCGCCCTTCATTAATTAACCCGTTTACTTCAGCAGCTAATTTTTGAGCCATGTTACTAGCAACTTTATTACTAAGTCCACTAAATCCATATGGGCTACCCATTATTTTTCTTTATTTATTTTATCAATTTCTTTCATTAACTGTTCTTTTTCAGCATCACTAATTCCAAAATCACTATCGCTTTTACTAGCGTTATTAACAGTTATACGTTGAATAATAGTAGCTAATTTAACTAATTGATCATCATTTTTAACATCAATTTCTAAATATTCCTTAATTAAAGGTACAATTAAAGTAGCATCACCAATATCATTAATAAGTGGTTTTAACTCATTAATTAACGTATTTATTTGTTTTGATTTTTTCTTTTGATTTTCATAGATTTCCTCCAATATTGAAGAAAATTTTTTATTTTTAAAAACCTCAAAATCTAAATTGCTCATGATAATTTAGTTATAAATATTTATCTATTAAGAAAATTTGATATAGCCATTTTCTAAATAGAAAATATAACTATCTTTATAGATTTTTCTTAAAATATTAGATATTTTAGTAATTTTAATTGTTTTAGCATCTACAATTTCACGTATATAAATATATAATGCTTTTTTATTAAATACCTCAATACCGTCTCGTTTACGGAACAATTCTAAGATAGCATCTGCTATTTGTGCATCATTTTTATTTGGAAATAAAGCATAAATATTATCTGAGCAGTACTTAATATATTGTTCTGTAAATTCAGATAATTTTTCAACATAACTTCCTTTATCTAATTCATAAGAATGATTAATATCTTCTTGTAAAGGTTCTAATTCAGTTCTATTTTGTTGAGTTTTATAATTTTTATTATTATTTAAAATTAACCAACGTTTTACAATAGTACCAAAATATGAATATGCTTTAGTTCCTTTAGTTTGATCATATAAATGAATTTTACTTAAAAGAAAAACAATAATTTCATGTTGTAAATCTTCTATATTATCTGTTTCAGTATAGTAAAATTTATAAGTATGGATTATATTTTCTGTTAGTTTAAAAAAAGCATAATGAATTTTATCTTGATAGATTTGGCTTTTCTTTACTTCATCAGCAGTACTATTATACAACACAATAGCATTCTCAGTTTCCTTAGTAAAATATACGTTTGATTTTTTCTTTCTAGGCATTCTTTCTTAATTTAAATACATTGAGGCTATCTTGAATTTCTTTTACACTTGTAAAAAACCAACCAATTTCATCATCACTTTTAAATAAACCTCTTTCATCAACTTTTTTTAATTTTTTATCTGCTTCATTAATAGCATTACTTAATTCTAAAAAATATTCATCATATGATACTACAGTATCTTCTAGTTTTTCATTTTTAACTAGAAGATTCCATGTAGTATATCCTAACACAACAATTATAATACTTAATATGATTATAGTTAATATCATAAATTATCTAACATATTTTTTAAGTTATCGCTTTTTATACTTGATAAAGCTTTTGTTTTAATAGATGTCTTCTTTTCAGATTTAGACTCTATAGCTTTTTTAGGTGCCCCATTTTTAAGTTTAGGTAACCATTCTTTTTCAAACTCAATTCGAGCTGCCATTAAATCTGCCTGATGGAGAATATAAGGCAATGCTGTTCTTGGTTTTTGTTCTGGCATAAAAGTAGATAAATATTTTTTATTTCCTTCATCATAAAGACCATCGTGAGTCTGAATGGCTACCATTTCATTAAATGAATATTTAACTTCATGACTTTGAAGTAAAAATAAACCACGATCTGGAACTGAAGCAAATGCTAAGCGATCATTAAATTTATAATCTTCTCCTAATTTGTCTTTACGCCATTGATCAGTCTGAGGGATATATGATTCATGTTCACTATCTCCGATTTTACCTAGATCATGATTAAGAGCTGAGAATACTAATTCTTCAACAGTGTAAGTAGAAGTGTCAACTCCCATTTCTTCCCATACTTTATGGAGTTTTAAAGCGCAATCTACAACACGAAGAACATGATCAACATATCCGCCTGGGAATGCATTATGGTATTCTTTCTTGTGTGAAGCTGGCATTAATATGATTCGATCCTGGTATTGATTATAAAAATCTAATAATTGAGAACGGCGAGGTTCATCAATATATGCTTTTATAGTTTCTTCAAGATCAATCCAGTTCTGTTGAATTTGTTCTGCAGATAGCATATTACATACGATTTAATTCGTTTGGACTTAGATCTTCACGGTCAATTAAGGCTTGAAGTTCACTAATCAATTCCTCAGATTGAGTGACAACATCTAAAAATGTTTGTACTGGTTCTCCTCTAGAGACAATGAATTTAAGAGTTTTCATTTTAGCCTCTAAATTATCTAGTTTACTTGAAATTAGATTTCTGTTTCTCATATTATAGTTTTATTTTTTAAATTTTACCACCCGGTGTACCAATCCCCTTTTATTCTCTTCTCTCTTTCTCATTTTCTCCCTTACCCCGTAATCTAAAGATAAGTGGATAATTTTAAGAAGCCAAATTTTTTTGCTTAAGAAGTTCTTAAGAAGTCTGAAATCTTCTTTAATACGGCACATGCTTCGTATTCTTCATATTCTTCATAAAAAGATATGAGTTCATTTATGGTTTTAACCAAATTTCCCTTTTCCCTAAAATTACAGTAATCCTGTAGGGCCTGAGTATGTTCAGGGTTAGTTAAGTCTAATTTAGCTAGATAATCAAAGCATCTAGCATTCATCATATAATCCCCAGCGCGCTTTACATCGTCAGCATCTAACTGGGGATTTATTCTGTCAAAAAGGTTTACTATTTGTTTATTGAATGTTTTATGGTTAGTGTATAACTTACAAGCCATACTAACCCAATATAAAGGATGATCTTTATACTTATCCTTTACATAGTCTTCTAATGAATCGTTATTTGACTCATCAGAAAAAAATCCAAATATTTTATTTACATCCATATGCTATTATACTACTATAAATATAATAACGAGGATCTAGGACTCCAAATTTTACTTCCAAGGTTGATAAGCAACCCCACCTGTAGCAGTGCGAACTGCTTTAAGAATCATTTTACGTTGAGGTCCTTTTGCTGAATAAGAAACATGTACCCAATCAGGAGCACTGTCATTTCCATATTCCCAAATTAATTGGTCAAAATTTAGATTATTTTTGATAAATTCAAAGACCATCTTATTAGTAACACCCGTAGGCATTCCATCTTGATCCAAATCCAAAGCTTCACCTTTACAATGTTGTGAAGTAGCAGATGAACCTGGAGTAGCAGCATTTAAAGCAGCTGAACGATAACCAGAAGAAACCTTAATAGGTTTACCAAAGTGTTTACGAATTGGTTCAAAAATATTTTCAGCCAATAATTTAAAAGCTGCTAAGTGTTCAGGAGTTGGTTCGTTAGAAATTCCTAAACGTTTTGCAGTTTCACTATATGTTACTTCTGCTAATGATAAATGTTCTGATAATTGCATAATTTATTTATTCTTGAGTTTTATTATCTTTTTTACCAAATACTTTATCTACTGTAGATAATCCTAAGCAACCAAATGCTAAAGCAGCTACTGCTTCTACTAATATATTAGAAGGAGCTTGATCTACAGGCGAAAAAGAATTATGATACATAGTTACACATAAGGCTAATGTACATAGTAAACCACATACACGTTTCATAGAGAGCTTACCAGTCTCATCAATAAAAAATTGTTTCATAGTTAGTTGTTGTTTATTATAAATATTATTAATTAAAAATCTTTATTTATCCCTATATTGAAACTTTCTGCTTTATTATATCCCAATCCACTCTGATAGCAATATGAAAAATATAAAGAATAATTGTTTTTAAGGAATATATTTGAATTTAAATCATATTCAAATAATAAGTCTTTATATTTATAAAAATAATTTACGCCCCCACTCATACTAAAAGAATATTTTTCTTTTTGAAATAAAGGATAAGTAATTTTAGCCCCGTTATATTCATAATCTTTTAATAAAGACCAATAA